AGGTCGCACGTACTGTCCGAATGAGAGCAGATACAACTGAGATTGATCGTATGTCAGTAGGCGAGAAGCTTATGAAGCTCGCAACTGAAGGTGATGATACAGCAGCAAACTCTGCAGTAACATTCTCTAAGATCTCTCTTTCAACAAAGAAGCTTCGTCTAGATTGGGAACTTTCAACTGAGTCTCTAGAAGACAATATTGAAGGTGCTGATCTTGAAGATCACATTGCCCGCATGATGGCAACACAGGCAGGTAACGACATTGAAGATGTAATCCTTAACGGAAATACATCACTATCATCAGATAACCTATACAAGGCATTTGATGGTGTAGTAAAGAAGGCAAAGGCAAACGGACACGTTGTCGATGCTGCAGGAGCTGCAGTAAGCCGTGCTGTATTTAACAGCGCTCTTAAGGCTCTTCCACGTAAGTACAAGCAACGTCGTGCAGACCTTCGCTTCTTGGCAGGTTCAAACCTTATCCAAGACTTCCTATATGCTAACAGCATTGGAACAAACAACACTATCCCACAGGATATCGCTTCAAGCGTAATCCGTGGACAAGGTGTACAGCCTCTAGGTGGTCCAGCAGGTTATGTGGCTCCATTCGCATTCGGTATTCCGATTGTTGAAGTTCCACTACTTCCTGAAGCACAAGATGGCGACTACACAGGTGAGACAGGTAACCATGGAGATATCCACTTGACATTCCCAAATAACGTTGTTATTGGTATCAAGCGTGATGTAACTGTTTACCGTTTCTTCTGGCCACGTAAGGACTCAATTGAGTACACAATGTATACTCGTGTTGGCGTCCAGATCGAGCAAGCAGATGCTTGGGTCGTTGTTAAGAACGTTAAGGTAGCTTCCTAATTAGGAATTAACCCGTAAGAAAGGCCCCCGAATTAATTTTTGGGGGCTTTTCATTTTAATTTAGTAATGCTATAATTGATTTGAGTAGAATTAGGAGATATATATGTCATTCGAGACATTGAAAGTATCTGAATTAAAAAAGATTGCAGAAGACTTTGCAGTCGAAACTGAAGGCCTAAAAAATAAAGCCGACATTATTGCAGCACTCGCAGAAGAGGGCGTAACTTGGTCTGTATATAACAAGACCATTGAGAAGATGGAAGAAGACGAAGAAGATATGTCAGTAGAGGTATTACCTAAGTTTGATCCAAAGGCGGAACAGCCAGCAGACACAGTATTAGTAAGAATGACCAGAGCAAACTTTAGATATGATATTATGGGTCATACGTTCACAAAGGATCACCCATTTGTAGCAATGAATAAAGACAAGGCTCAAGAAATTTTTGATAAGGAGGAGGGCTTTAGATTAGCAACTCCAAAGGAAGTCCAGGAGTACTACAACTAATCTAGGCCTATAAGATGGCAGAGATATTAATTAAAACACAGTCGCCAATAACACATCAAGTTTTTTGGAATGGTGACATATCTACACCAGACTCTTTACCAGTAGTAAAGCTTTATGATATTACAGAGGATGCTGCAATAAGCCCGTCTATTGCTCCCACAACTCTGCTTGAAACGCTTACTCCTTATATAGATGAAAATAATCCTGGTACTTATGGAGTAAATATTCCATATCAATATACAGATAGAAATAGAACACTTCAGTTGAGGTGGCAATACTCTATGTCTGGCGTAGCAGTAACCAGAACTGATGAAGTCTATGTGGTAACCCCATATGTTGATTTCAATCACGTCCAAGATCTTGGATTTAGTACAGATTCTTCTGACCCTAATTATAAGTCATATAAAGAACTTATTAGAGCAGAAAGATATGCTCGTAAGCAGATAGAGCAGTATACTGGTCAAAGCTTTTATTTGTATGATGATGTTGTAGTTGTTTATGGTTATGATTCAGATATACTTCCCCTACCATCTAAAATAAATACACTGCATGAGCTTTATTCACAAGATATTCTTCTATTAGATACAATTAATAATATTGATAATTGGAACTATCCAGTAGAGATAACACCAACTGGATATGGAATTAAGATTAATCGTGCAAATATGTTAGACAACACTGTATATACGGCAAATGGAATGGTACCTCCAAGCATTAATGACTATGGTAATGGAGTATTTAGATCAGGTATTGCATATAGAGTTCAGGGTAGATTTGGTTGGGAAAAGGTTCCAGACGAAGTAGAATTGGCTGCTATAGAACTAATGAAAGACTACTTCGCTAAAGATACAGTATGGAGAAATAAGTATGTCAAGACAATATCTACGTTTGACTGGGACTTCGAGTTTACTAGTGATGCTAATGCTGGTACTGGAAATGCATATGCAGACAAACTTCTGTCAGAGTACGTACTTGTCACAAAGGTAGAAATTATATAATGAACGATTTAATAGACTCAGTATTATCTATGAGTCTGGACGTTTACAGACAATTTGAGACACAAGATCCAGACACTGGAGCAATTGTACGTGAGTGGACATATTATAAAACAGTGCCGTGCCACGCTAAAGGAGTTATTAGCAACTCAGCAACCACAAGATCTAGTGATAAGCAGATATTTTCAAACAAATATACTAATGATCAAATTATTCAAGTTAGAACTTCAGAAAAATTAACTGCTAGAGAAAAGGTCACAAACATATGTGACAACGAAGGCAATGTAATCTGGAATGAAATTAATTTCCCAACAGAAACTCCAACAGTGTTTGAAGTTATGGGTACAACTCCAGTCACAGACCCATTTGGTCGTGTAATAGCATACAACTCATCTATGAAGAGATCGGAGAATCAGCAAATTGGACAATAGCGCAATGTTGATTCAGGCATCCAGCGGATTAGAGGGAATGATGTATGCTAATCAAAACGGACCATTAAAGGATAGCACAGTAGCTCAGGTGTCAGCATTTGTATATTATGAAGCAGCAGTGATTGCTAAGCTTACAACAAATAAGGCATTTCAGGGAGCATTTACAAAAATTATATTTGATCAGATAGATGCAGATTTTGGAGCCTATATAGATGCCCTTGCTAGAACTAGACCCAAATCTTTACATCACGTATATGAGTGGAAAAGAACAGGAAATAAATCTGCAAGACTTTTTAAATTAAATAAAATATCTGAGCAGGGATTATCGTTTAGAATGAATTATGAATTTCTTCCTTCTAGATCTATGGTTCCAGCGCCTAAAGGTAAGAGACGCCATATGTTTATGAATAAAGCAGAAGTAATGGAGCAAGGTAAGCCTTTAGTTATTCGTCCAAAAAATTCAGATAGATTAGTGTTTGAATATAATGGAGAAACTGTATTCATGCCCAAAGGCGCTTCGGTTACAGTAAAAAGACCTGGCGGATCAGGAGCACGTAATCAATTCTCATTAGCTTATTCAAGATTTTTTAGCGGAAGACTAGTAAACGAATCAATCAAGAGATCTGGATTTCAAAAAATATTTAATTCTAGTATGACAAAAGCACTCGCTGTCCCATCTAATATTAAAAAAGTTCAATATTCTTTTTCACCAAACACTATTAGGTCTCAGGCTGATGCAGCCCTCACCCTATCATTTGGAGGTGCAATGTGACAGCTAATTATAAATTAGATGCAATGCTAGAACTAAGGAAGTACCTTTGGGATCAGCTTGCCTCAAGAAACATATTTGATGAGAATGACTACTGGAGTGATAATTTAAATGAAAATATAGTTCCAATCATTCCAGTTCAACAGGCGGCAGAAATGAATCAATTCTTGAGCGGCAAGAAGCATATAGTCTATGACAAGATAGGAATGTCTTATGAGGATAACTGGCTAATATGTTGTGAGCAAATTATGCTTACTCTATATTCAACTTCAGTTTCTGATATTAATGAGATTAGAAACTACCTAACTGATGAATTTAGACGTATGGATGAATCGGCTAAAGATATCAATAAGTGGTCTGGCCTATCTGACAAGTTTAAGTTTCATACTATATGGGTGGCAGATATCTCTCCAACCGCTCCATCAGAAGAGCTTCAAGGTTTCTTTGCTGCCGAGGTCATTTTAGAAATTAAATATTCTCGAATTACAGACGGTCAAGGTAGATTCCTCTAGGGGTTTGCCTTTTTACTCTTAATGGACTAAAATTGTACCAAGAGGGAAGAGGCCTAGCCAGCCAAGATTTTTAGATTTACAATTTAATAACCAAAGAATTCCAGGAGGTGGAAACACAATATGGCACAAAACGCAGGTAATGCTAAAAACATTCTCGTAGGTGCATCCCCATTGTTTATTTCGAATATCGATTCAACATCAGCAGGATACGCAACATACGAGAACTCAGAGCCAGGTACAACAAACGCAGGTGCATTTGCTACAGGAACATCCTATACAACTACACTTAACGCAGTTGACTCTGGTACTTTCTATTACAGAAACGTAGGTTTTACCAATAACGGTTTGCAGATTACATACAATCCAACATATGATTCAGTAACTGTCGACCAGCTTCTTGATACAGCAAAGCTGTTCAAGTCAGCGATGGAGGTTATGATCGCAACTGAAATGTCAGAAGGTACACTAGAGAACGTTCTAGTTGTATTCGGACAACCAGACGATCCAGCTAACACTTCAACAATTTCACAAAACAATACCATCATTTCATCAGGTACAGGAAATACAAAGAAGGACACTCTAGGTCTAGCAGCTGGAGCTCTTGGTATCGCACCAACAGAGCGTCAGCTTATTGCAGTTGGTCAAGCACCAACAGCAGCAGGATCACAGACAGAGCGTGTATATTATGCACGTCGTGTTTTGTCAGTGCAGCAATCAGCTTTCACATTGGCAAGATCAGCCCCAACTACATTCCCAGTAACATTCCGTCTCCTTCCAACCGCTATGAGCGGCTACGAAGGACAAGAATACGGTAAGATTATTGACCGTGTATTGGTAGTATAATTAAGTAATTAATTACCAAGGCCCCCAAGAAATTGGGGGCTTTCTGGTTGTATTAGTATATTATTTTTAGTATAATGATTGAGAGTAGATCCTAGGAGGATTAAATTGGCAACAACAGTATATAACGTAGAAGAAATTACTCTACAAAATGGGGCAGTAGTAAAGTTAAAGCCTCTATCAATTAAAGAACTTCGTAAGTTCATGATAGCAATTAAGAAGACAGCAGAGTCTCAGACAGAGGATGAAACTTTAAACATCCTAATTGATGCATGTGCAATCGCACTAGAAAAGCAGCTACCAGAATTAGTAGCAGACAGAGAAGCATTTGAAGATGCTATCGACGTACCAACTATGAACCGCATCCTTGAAGTTTGCGGAGGAATTAAACTTGACGACCCAAACCTACTAGCGGCAGCGGTTCTGGCTGGTCAGAACTAGATTTAGCCGCTTTAGAAGGAGAAGTTTTCTTACTTGGACATTGGAAAAATTATGATGAACTGGAAGAAAATTTATCAATGCCAGAGCTTATAAATACTTTACAGGCTTTAAAGAAAAAAGATCATGAAGACAAAAAGTTCTTTGCATCTTTAAAGGGAGTAGATATAGGTGAGTACAAAGAAAATAAAAAGGAGGGTTCTAGTTTCGAAGACATACAGTTGAGAGCAGCAGGAATAAATGCTACTAGCAACGACGTTGTTTCGCTACAAGGAAGATTCGCAGCACAAGCTGGTTTTGGAATTGGTGAAGGACTAGGATACTCAAGGGAGTAGTTTGAATATAAATGGCTGACGAAACAATCAGTACCCGAATAGTCGCTAATGCCGACTTCTCAGCTCTTATTGCCGATGTGCATAAGGTTACTGCCAGCCTATCTAAATTACAGGAACAATTAGCTAACTCCAATAAGATGATGGCAAATCAAATTGCCGTCATGAATAGATCATTTGCGGATACATTAAGAAGCACTGGTCAATTCTCAACACACTTTGTAAGTCTCCAATCAGATGTAGAAAAATTTGGTAAAAATCTTGATGGCGGAAAGCTAAAATTAAGTCAATATTTTAATACATTTAGAGACCATGCTAGAACATCTGGCGGTCTTATAAGAGACTTAGCAAAACAGCAAGTAGCTTTACAGAACTCGATATTACAACCACTAGGCAGAAACGCACAGGGACTAATGCAATTCAATGTGCATGTTCCACGAGGTCTGGATGAAATAAAAAACAAGACAGCAATAGCAAGACAAGAGCTACAAATCATGAACAAAGTTATCCAGGATGGCGCTGGACAACTTATTAACTGGGGTAAGAATACTCAGTGGGCTGGTCGCCAGTTAACTGTTGGCTTAACAGTTCCGCTTGTAGCATTTGGAGCACAAGCAGCTAAAGCATTTAGAGAAGCTGATCAAGAGTTAGTTCGTTTAACTAAGGTTTATGGAGATGTTGCAGGAACATCAGCAGCAGAATTGGGCAGAGTCAGAGATGAAGTATCTGCTACTGCAAAAGAAATTTCTTCAGCAATGGGTGTTTCATTTAAAGAAACAATTGGTTTAGCCGCTGATATTGCAGCAACTGGTAAAACTGGTGACGAGCTTTTAGGATCTATTAAGGAAACAACAAGATTAGCAGTACTTGGTGAAGTAGATCGTCAAGAGGCTATGAAGGCAACTTTAGCTATTCAGTCAGCGTTTAAACAAAACACAGATCAATTATCTGAATCTATTAACTTCCTTAACGCAGTTGAAAACCAAACTTCTACAACTCTTAATGATTTAGTGGAAGCTATTCCAAAAGCTGGTCCAGTAATTCAAGGATTGGGCGGAAGCGTACAAGACTTAGCACTTTATTTAACTGCTATGCGTGAAGGCGGTATTAATGCATCAGAGGGTGCAAACGCTCTAAAGTCAGCACTTGCCTCTTTAATTAACCCAACAGACGTTGCAGTAGGTAAATTTCAAGCTCTAGGTATAGATCTTTTAGGAATTGTAAATAATAACGCTGGTAATCTAACTGGCACATTGATGGCACTACAAGGAGCATTAGATAATTTAGATCCTCTACAAAAACAACAGGCTATTGAGCAGTTGTTTGGTAAGTTTCAATTCTCAAGACTGAATGCTTTGTTTGAAAACTTAGGTCGTCAAGGATCTCAGACCTTGCAAGTTTTAGATTTAATGAAAGCATCCTCTTCGGATTTAGCTTCAGTAGCTGATCGAGAATTAGCAGCCGTAACAGAATCTGCTTCTGGTAAATATCGTAGAGCAATAGAAAGCCTAAGAGCTTCTCTGGCAGAAGTAGGCGAACAGTTCTTAACTATTAATACAGTGCTTATTCAAGTAATTGACAAAGTAGTTCAATTTGCAAATAATTTGCCAGGTCCAGTAAAACAAATATTAGCTTTAGCAGGTGGAATCACAGCAATCATCGGTCCAGTAATTATGTTAACTGGTGTACTTGCAAACTTCTTTGGATATTTATTAAAGGGAGCTTTCCACATGAAGGCATTCCTAAAGGGTGGAGAAGGTTGGAAATATCTAACACCAGAAATGTTGGCGGCAGAAAAAGCTGGTAGATTAGTTGAACAATCATTTTATAGTGATGCTAAAGCAGCAGCAGTATTACAACAAGCATTAAGAAATTTATTGGATGAGTTTGCACTATTAGAACAAAAAGCCAAGGCTGGATCAATGTCTGTAAATCCAGCAGTAACAACAATGGCTGGTAATTTAGTTGTTGGAGCAGGCGGACAAAGAGTAGTTAATCCACAACACCCACTAGCAGGTCCTATGGGAAGCAGAGCAAGTTCTCATATGGTTCCAAGATCTGGAATGACAGAGCAGGAAAGACTTGCACAAACTATGTTTGGAATGGTTCCAGGCTCTGGTCCAGTTAATCAGAAGATTGGTCAAAATCCACAGATTTACATGAATGATCAATTGCCAAATGTTCCTGGCTTAACAACAGTTGGCGGAGTTTCAACTGGTATAGTTTCTGGAGAAGCTGCAAGATGGCATGCAATGATGGCAACACTTGCAATGCAGTCAAAGGCAGAAATAGAGGCGTTAAAGAAACAAATTGTTGCTACGGGTGTTGTAAGTAAAGATTTCATGATGCAGTTCGATGATATTTTGCCAGTTGTATCTAAGCTGACAGATAATGCTGCAAGAGAATCTGCAATGATTGTTGCCGAATTACGTGCAGGCAAAATGACTGTAGAAGCAGCAAAGGCAAAAATAATTGCCCTTAACTTAGAAACAGAAAGAATGATTGCTTCAGCAGTTGGAACTCAGGCGGCGGCAATGGGTAGAACAATTAATCCAACTATGGTTCCTACATTAAATCAACCAGTAGTAGATGCTAGCGGTAAATCTAATATGAGAGAGCTTTTCAAAAAGGGTAAGACTAGAGATTTTATAAATAAAGTAGCAGGAGCACTTGGGGTTAGAACATCTGGTGCTGGATATAATATTGAAACAACAGTTCCTAAAAAACTTTCAAACGGTGTGGTTGGAGTTCAAAAATATGCTAGAGGAATCGTTGGAGCTGGATTAGTTTTAGGAAAAGCCGTAGCTCAAAAAATAGGCTTGCTATCATCTAGAGCAAGACAAGGTGCATATAAATTTAAGAGTGTATCTGGAGTATATGGTAAAGAAATTCCAGGATATACAAGAGAGAGCGCTAATGCTCTTTTAACAGCAGGCACAATGCCTACAGGCCCTTACCTACAATCAATATTGGCAGCAGGTAACGGTGTCGTTAGAGGTGGCACAGATGCCTTTATAAAAGCACTTGTTAGAAGTGGCAAGATAAGTCCAAGACAAGCTGACGAACTACTTGGACAAATTTCTACAAATTATGTTAATAAGGTTTCAGCTAAAGAATTTATAGGTGACGCCACAAATCCTTATTGGACAGAATCCAATAAAGTAATTGGAATGGCATTTAAGGGAGATAAAGAAATACTCTCACTTTGGAAACAATTTAGCTCAAAGAGTCCAATAAATACAAATTTATCAAGAAGAAGTACCTCATATAAAGTAATTAGATTAACAGATGCAAGTGGAAATAAGATAGTTATTCCTAATACTGAATTTAGAGGAACACAAGATGAGATGTTCTTACATGCCAGCGATCCAACTAACTTTGCAAAGAATGTTGGAAGACACCAGAAGGGCGTAACAAATCTTCCAGGATATGGTGGCGGAGACACAATACCAGCTTTACTTGAACCAGGAGAGTCTGTTGTAACAAAGACAGCAACTCGTGGAAATGCTGGAGCTCTTGCCCTAATGAATGCTGGATATAATTTAGATCAAACATTAGGTTTACAAGAAGGAGCAGTTGATGTTCGCCGTGGCGGATTTGTAAGACCAATGCTTGGCGGTCTTGCAGTTGGTTTAGGCGGTCAAATGATAGGAAACCAAATAGGTGGTGGATTGGGATCAGCAATATCTATGGGTTCATCTATAGTTGGATCTATGATGGGCTTTGGCGGAATGGGTGGTCGTGGCGGAGGAATGGTTTCAAGAGGACTAGACAAAGCTTTTGGTCCCGAAACTGCAGCTAAGCTAAAAACACCAATTGGTCCATTAAATAATTTAGCTACAGCATCATCTAGAGTTGCTGGTAATTTGGGTGGAATCGCTAGAGTCTTTGGTCCCGTATTAAAAGGATTTGCAACATTACTAAGATTTACTAGCCCTCTAGGAATAGCAATTACCACATTAACAGCTGGTATAGGCTTATTCGTAAAGATGCAAAGAGAGAAAGCAAAGGCCCTAGAGACAGGCAGACTAGCTTTTGGTTTAGATGCAGCAGCAGCTGAAAAGGCAGGATTTAAATACACAGATTATAATGCTAAGATAAAAGATGCTATCGAAGATGCCAAAGCATTAAAAGAACGAAACATGATGATTTATGAAAGCATGACAAAGGCTAACGTTCCAATGAATATGACAATTGAGCAATACAAAAAGCTCAAAGAGCAAGTCAAGTCAACTATGGGCAGCTATATAGAACTGTTTAGTCAGACAGACAGAAAAGATGTTGGCCAAGTTGCTATTCAATTAAAGGCACAATTTATGGCTGCAGGAGATTCTGCAGAAGTTGCTACTGCTAAGATATTTACAATGATTAAGCAGTCTGAAAATGCTAATATGGCTGCACAAGCAATTAGTTCTAATGCATTCCAGAGCATTCAAAATATGGAACAGGCATCAGCTCAAACAGTAAAAACATTTGAAGCTGCAATGAAAACAGGAGATGCTGAATCTCAAGCTAGGGCACTACATAGTACATTTATGGCAATGGACGCTACTTTAGAAGAGACCATATCAAAACAAAAAGAATTAGGTGCAGCAGGAAAAGCTAGTGCTGATGATGTTGGAAATGCAATACAGCAGAAGCTAGAAAAAATAAATGAATCATTTGGCAAGCAAGCAAATCTATCCAAAGATGTTATTAATGAGCTAGGCAAAACAGATCCGCTGCTTGCTCAAATGTTAAATAATACAGATACATTATCTAGCGCATGGGCTAAATATAGATTGATTATTCAGGGTGTAGCGCTAGACTTTGAAGCAATGTCTGGAGAAGCAGCAATTGCTGCATTATCTTTAAATGAAATAGTAAAGGCTCAGGTTCAACTTAATCCTGCTGTTGCAAGTGCAAATGCAGAGTATAAGAAGATGACAAACAGAATTAAAGACCTTGAAAAAGCTCAAAGAGGTCAATCTGTAAAGGCTCAATATAATGCTAAGGAAGAAGCCGCTAGGTTACAAAAACAAATTGCAGATATTAAAAAAGCCGCTCAGGAAAAAATTGAAGGAATTCGTAAAGCAACTGAGGCAGAAAATACTCAGCTAGAAATTCAGAAAGCTCAACTAAGAGCTCAGCAGGCATTGATTCAAGGCAACATGTCTTCATATGCTGAAGAGCAAATGACAATTGAGCAGTTAATGAATGATGCTAATCGTAAGGCTGCAGAAGAAGCAATTATTGCTAAAGCAGAAATTGATGTTAAGCCTCTTCAGGATGCACTTGATGCTATTACTGCTAAGAATGAAGCTGCCGCAAAGAAGGCAGCACTTGCTGGAGACAGCCTTTCTGATCTTAGGAATAAAGCTAATGATTATAATACTAAACTACAAGAATATACTCAGAATTTAAATACAACAATGTTTAAGTATTTAACAGATGTTAACTTTAAAAATACTAAAGAGTATCAGGCAGCGCTAAGTGGTCTAGATGAACTCGGTAAAAAGCTAGGAATTAAAACACCAGCAAAGGATGTTGTAACAGAACTTACCACTGCTCTTAAAAATGGAATTAATGCTCAAGAAGTAACTATTTTAACAGATAAAATTAATGACGGTAAGTTAAGAGATTATAAGGGTAATGATGCAGCAATGTCTGCGGCTCTTGTAAAAGGCGGAGCAAGTGGGGATGTAAAGAAAGCCTATTCTGGTGGAATGCTAACAGAGGATGCAAAGAAAGCTATTATGAAGGCAGAAGGTCTAGAGCCTGGAGATGAATTTATAGATACTTACGGAAGAAAATATAAAGTAAAAGAAAAAATTGGATTTGGCCATCAAGCTGTTGCTCAAAAGTTTGAAGGTGTTATTCCTTCAGAAATGTCAGCACGTAAATACAAGGGTGGGGCTATTAGAAAATATGGTAGCGGATCTCAGGGCGGAGTCTGGGGTGCAGGAACGGCTACATCTGATTCAATTCCAGCAATGCTTTCAAATGGCGAGTATGTTCTTAATGCGGCGGCAACTCAAAAGTTTGGAATACCCCTGCTTGACCAAATGAACGATTCTTATAATATTCCTACTGGAACTAGAACTATAGGTGCTAATATAATTAATAGCCCAAGTAGCAATAACATATATAATATAGATATAGATTTGAATGGAACTACTGTAACTGCAGACGATGTTCTAAATAGCTTTAAGAGAGAACTTGCATTGATTAATGCTAAAGAAGGAATAAGTAGAAGGGTTGGTGCTTAATAATGGCTATGTATTTACCTAGAGGCTCAGTCCTAAATATAGAAGCAAAGGACCTGCTTGCCACCCCTGAAGGAACTACTAAAGTTTGGAATAAGATTACTGAACATAATAGATCTGACATAACCTTATCGATAGAAAGAATTGAAAAGGCTGTAAGAACATCTAATGGTACTTTAAGAAAGAATCATATTGCTGATAAGCGTAGGTTCTCAATGTCTTGGACTATGCTTCCTTCTTATAGATCACTGACGGTTGATGGAGGCTGGGGAGCAGAAGACCTAAGATCTTTCTATTTAAGCGATGATGGAAAAAAAGAATTTAATATTAGAATTAACTTAGCTAAGGGCGGAACAGATACTTCTTCAACTGGTATTGCTTATGCCCCAAACATGGCAACAACTTCTTCAGAGTTGTATACAGTAGTATTTGGAGGCTGTAATTTTTCAGTTGTAAAGCGTGGCCTACAACCACACTGGAATGTTTCTATTGAACTGGAAGAAGTATAATGATTACATCTCCAACAGTTAAAACTTTATTAGAAGAAAATACTACTATTCAAACTAATGTAGGTTGTACTATTGAGTATAATATGAATTCAATGGTTGACAACATTAACGTAGTTGGTTCAGAATATGTCAGAGCAGACGGCGCTAAGCCTTATCAAAAACTGTTTCCTGCATCTTCTGTTGTTAAGCCTTTCAGACCTTTAGGGGCGGGAGTAAAATATGGAATATTCGGAGACGTAACTCTTAATACTTGGAAAGATCCTAAGAAAATTGAATACCCTTTAAATTTTAGAACATACTACCCTGGCCTTGATACATACTATAAGTATTGGGTATCCCAAAAAGGCACTGGCGCAAATATAACAATAACATACCCGCAAGCGGTTTTGACCAATAAGATTGTTATTAGATTTGAAATATCACATTCTATTCCAGGCACATGGACAGTGTCTAAAGAAGGAGACGCAGTTCTTGCAACTGGAACAAGTGCTAATATTAAACCATTTACAACTAGCGGATCTAAAAATTTTGATGCTGGAACCTTAACACTTTATTATAATGGAACAACATGGGTAACTACAGAACCTTCTACATTAGCCGCTCCAGTATCTATAACAACTTTAAAGCTAGTAACGTCTGGCGTTACTAACGCCCACGTAGGGGTTATTGAAGTTTCTCCTAGATGGGTGGCCGACATAACAGATCATATTATAGGTTTATCTATATCTCAAGAATCATCTACAAGCGCAGACGATATTTTGCCAGTAGGGAAAGTTTCTGCTAACTCTGTAGCTATGGATTTAGTTTCGTATGAATCAACTAGAAAGATTATTACATACGAAAAAGGAACAGCATTTAGTTCATCTAATTTATATATGTATAAGTCTGCAGAGTTAAAGCCATACATAAAGGTATATTATTCTGGAGCACCCTATACAGACTCAAAAGGTCAATATGAAAAGATTAAGCAGGGAACATTCTATATCGATAACTGGAATACATCAGAGTTTGGAGACATTTCTCTAGATGCACTGGATGGCGCAAAATTTTTGCAAGACATATCTTGCCCTGGCATGGTTTCTAAAGACTCCACCTCTGTAGGAATTATTAGAAGGATGCTAGACAATGTTGGCTTTACAAATTATAATATAAATTATAAAACAGACATTACTGGTAAAATAACAGATACTTCTATTCTTAGCCCATTTTATTGGTGGACAGATGATGGCGAAAGCGTATGGAATGCTATTCAAGAATTATGCAGAGACTCTCAAATGGTTGCAACATTTGATGAAAATAATGTTTTGCAGTTCTACACAAGAGATTATTTATTCTCTCAATCAAATGCTCACTGGAATTTTAAATACTCAAAAGATGGAAGCATTTTGCCAAACATTATTTCTTTACAAAAAAGAGATTTGCCAGCAGTAAATCAGGTAAAGGTACTATGGAGTCCAGTAACATCAAGCCAGTTAATTGGAGATGGACAACCTTTATGGAAATCTGGATCTGCGTACCTTGGCGCCTACTCTTTATCAACAGACATTTCTGCCAGCACAAGCGGGGGTGGCGTAGGAACAGAGATTGGTTTAGTTCCAATAACTATTAATCAAGATACTAAACAGATTATATATAACTATGCTGGATACTTAGTTATAGATTCTGAAATTATAGAATACGACGCAATTCAGTATCAATATATAAATCAACAGCTTTCTAGAACAACTATATGGATTACCCAAGTATCTGATTTGCAGAAAATAGCTAACGATATTACTACCACTTTGCCAGCAAATCAAGCAATCGGTCAGACTGGAAAAATTAGAGTAAAGTCCAGAGGAGCGTTTGGAACTAGCGCAGTGGCTCATGCAAAAACTGGATCAGTAACTGGCTGGAATGGCTTTGATAATACATTTAGAGCCAGCTCTGAAAATATGCAAGGGTCAAGCACCCCTTCAAATATTTCTCAAGTTACTGCAACTGTACCAGATATAAATGCTACTCCACCTGAATCAGAAGAAACAAATACATCTCCAATTAAATTAGTTCAAAAGTCTCTGTTCCAGATAACATCTAGTGGCTCTGCAGACAAGCAAAACAAATATTCTGTATGCGTAAAAAATATGGGAATATCTAGTACAGGTGATTATTATAATTTTGGAACAGGATTATTTTTTAAAGGTGCAAAAAATGATACAAAAGGTTCTGGCGGAATAGGTTTTTTTACAAGCTCAAATGGTTTGGATGGATATTACGTTAAACTAGAAACAACAAGCAATCTGCCAGAAAGTGGATCTGATAGGCCACTATCAATTTTTAAAGTAAAAAATGGAGTTATTACTCCATTAAAAGATACTCAGGAAGCAGGCAGTAATAAATCTTTAGCTTATTTAGCTCAGGGTGTTTCTTATAAAGTTGATATACGTGTAAAAGTTCAGTCTTCTGTTGTCGCCATAGATGTTTTTATTAATAACTTTAAAGTAACAGCAGTCGACTCATCTGATGTAATTTCTCCAACAGGCAATATTGCTTTATTTTCAAACGCTAACTCCACTTTCTTTGACTATGTATACTCTATTCCATTAAATGAAACACAGTATAAAGATGGAGTAATTGGTAGTCAGTACTCTGGAAGATTTGGATCAACTACCCTAGACTTTTTATACGGAGATAAATTATCAAGCGGTTTTGAAAATAGCGGAATATCTGGCGGAGCTGTAGATGAATTTGGAACTGTAGCCAGAGAGCTTTTAAAGGTAAATATTAAATATGATTCTAGACCAGCATTTCCTATTATTACTAGCTTGGGCTTAAATCAATTCGTAGAGCTTTTGGGATACAGGCTAAACTCATTCGGAGCAGAAGTTTATGTTTTAAATAATGCTGGTACATTTGTCCCACTAGACGATTCAAGGTTTGCCTCATTTAGTGTCATCGGTAATACACTGGTACAGTCTGGACAAAATGAATATTTAGATAAAACAATAAATGAGTTTACAGTACCAGAGCAGGTAGCGTTCGAGTCAGTTTGGATTCAAAAAG